TTGCGTTGCTGTTCTAATCGCATTTGTGCAAGTTGCGCATCTCCATTGCCACCGCCGCCACCACCACCGCCGCCACCACCACCGCCGTGTTTTTTATGACCGAACAATGACCCTGCCAATGAAAATGCTGCTGGAATTGCTGCTGCCCACATAAATTCACCTTTTTTTATTAAACTATATCTGCTTCCCCGTCGCTGAGCACAAAGCGGCCCAACCCATAAAATCTAAACTGAAAAATTACTTCGTTATATCTGCCTAAATTATAAAACTTGAAAATATTTCTTCTTTTTCCAGAATTATTAAGCCAAAGACCAAATGGATTACCAAAAGTAATGCCACCGTCTGATGATGTAGAGAGATCAACGCGCGCATCAATCTCATTCTCTCCCTGCTCTATAGGAAAAGTAATGCTATTTACAACAAAAGGTGCGCGACTAGTAAGCGCTGATGTTGGCGTTATAATTATTCTCGGTATTTCCTGTCCATTGGCAGTATTAAAGTCATTAGACAGTTGATACAAAATCGGCTCAGTTGCGCTTATAAAATAGTAATTATTATTAAAATAAGCTACTCGCCTTGCAATATGATAATTCTGATATGGATCACATAAGTTATAAAACTTCTTCGCATTAAAGTGATATACAAATGTCACATTATCGGCTGGATCAGCAAACGTAAGTTGGTAAAATGTTTGCCCATCTTGTTTAAATATAAACCCAAAAGAGTTTTCAGGATTTACTAATTGTGCCAAGCGGTAATTTATTCCATCGTCTGATATCTGCGTTGCAGGTCCACCAGCGCATAACAATATTGCTGGACCGGATTTTTCATTACTACCAAGCCAAATAACAAATTCCTCATTAGTAGCAATAGTAGCAGCATTCAAACACCCAAAATCGATGATATAGCCGCTGTTTCTTTGGTATTGAAATAGTTGTAGTTTGAGATCGCTCCATAACTCTGTTACTGTCTTTCCCATCACAAGAAGCTGTCCTGGCTTACCAGGAACTCTAACGCAAGCCATTACATTATCAGGTTTTGTCTCAAAACTTCCGGTTTGTTCGCTTGATGGAGTAAAGCCGCTCTGTAGCGTAATAGAAAAAGTAGCAGCAGTTCCATGACCTCCAGTTACAGCATAGGTTACGCTATCATCAAAACCTGAGCTTATATTGCTTGTTCCAGGTGGAACAGTTACGGTATCAACCGCAGAACCACTAAGTGTAGCAACGGTTATAGTACCATTCTTCCCGCCAACAAGTGTTAATACGTCACCAACATGATAGCCACTGCCACCATTGACTACTGTCGCTGTATTAATAGCAAGCAAAAGATCGTCTGAAATTCTCCACTCAGGTAATCCATTACATGAAGCTATAAAATAAGTGTCCTGAAAAGTTACATATCCAGCGCTAAAATCCAATGGAAGTCGAGCAAACGCACTGGTTGAATAGTCATATATATAAATATATTGCTTATCACAAAATGCTATTTGATCCATCAAGTTCTCGTCTATAAACACATCGCCGTACGATGTAGACAAACTAGCAACGTAAGTTACTATTGGTTGCCAGGGAATGGCACTGGGAAATGTTATACTATACACATTCTCTCCTAGCACCATATAACCAGTATTAGAACGTGCACTATAAAATATTCCTCTGCCAACTCCCGTTATTATTTGTGCATTTACAGATATATAACCTGCGTATGGAACCATCCAACCATCAATTTGGAACATGTTCCAGCACTGTTCTAACGATATTTTACTAAAGCGCCCAAATTTAGAACTGCATAGAAGTTGTAGTGGAAGTGTGGCCATTAATACCCCGGCTCAAAACCATGCGATAACTGCAAAGTAATCCAGTTCGGCTGGCCACGATTACAATACAAATTAATTTTCTCTGACGTCAAGTCTATAACGTTGCAATCGTTGATATTAGAACTGATATTATCAATCATTGCCTGCACCTCAGGATTTATAGCAACGCCGTAATAATTACATATGCGTTTTGCCACCCAGTGTTCTAAGTAATCTATGTACCACAGAGCATATACAGTAGTTAAATCCATAGGTAATTGTGCAACCGTAACAGGACTAAGCGCAAACTTTCCCCAGACGCGAAAGGGATACGTTTCGTTAGGTAAGTATTGTACTGACATGTTACAGCCATCATTTCCTAGCGTAACAGCAAATGTTGCACTAGAACCTGTACCGCCAGTTACGCCATAAGTTGTATTATTGCTATATCCAGTTCCTGGATTTGAAACATTAACAGCAGCAACAGCTGTACCGCTAAGCGCAGTAACCGTAAGTGTTGCATCATTGTTACCGCCAACAAGCGTTAAAATATCGCCAATCGCATAACCACTACCAGCAACAACTACTGCAACTGCGCCAATATTTACATTGTACGCCCTTTCAAAGGTTACATCGAAAGGCAACGCAATAATGTTGTTTATTCTTGTCGTTGAGTGGAATTGTCTTCGGCTAAGCTTTGTTGTAGCAAACCTGACCGGCGTCATGTTAAACGTGAGCGAAAAAGGCTCAACTAAATTAGGTATAAAATATTTTTCTTGGCCAATAACCGCATTTAAACTATATTCTGAATAATACGGTATCATCCGCGTATTGCTTGCAGTACCAGCCAATACTTTATTAAACAGGTCTAGCCCGATTGTAACATCGCTACCTGATACAGTTTGAAAATCACGTGATCTTACCTTGCTCAGATAAAACGCATTCGTAATCAACTCATTTACGGAATATGCCATTGTCCCCCACCTCTAGCTACCGAGCAATTCTCGGTAGCTAGAATGATAAGTTAATAAGTAAATCAGTTAACTCATACTGTGTACGTCCAGCTTTTTACCCACAAACTGGCCACGTCGCCTGCTGCAGTCAGTGTATAATCTACCGCTTGATATGTGCCCCCTACAATAAACGCTGGGCATTCTAGATCAGCTACTTGCGCCTTTGATACAACGCTACCACTTAAGATTGCAAAACCGGCACTAGCCGATCCTGTAGGTCTTAAAGTAATAGAATCACCGGCACCAGTACCTGCAACAGGGGTAATGCTTGCAATAAAATGCACGTCTGGAGAACCTATGGGAGCAACTACGTTTGCTAAACTAACAGCAGTAAAAGTATTTGCTGCGCCACCGTTTAGCACTTTAACTGGAGCGTCATAAATAAACTCCCGACCTAATGCTACTGGATTTGTATAAGAAAGCAAAAATGTAGAAGCCACGCCAGTTGCCTTAATATCTACCATACGCCAACTGTCGTAACCTTCAGGTAATGCTGGTCCGGTAGGAGATAAAGACAGTATCGCTTGTGGTAAATAAATACCATCGCTTGAGCCAATTACATAAACATAATAAATGCTAGAGGCCGCTAAAGCTGCTGCAGCATCTATACCATTTACGCCTTCTGTTGTAGCGTTAATTGTTATAGGTGTTGACACAACCATATCAATGTTGTTCGTAGAATCTGAACAAGAACCTACGCTTAGAGTTAGCGATGTAGTTGGCGTAGTACTGCTTATACTAGCGATTAATCCGCTTATATACGGCGCCGTATTCCTTGAAAGGGGAATTGGCGTATTAACACCTGTGAAAAAAGTCATATTTATTACCTCGCCTAAACACAATATGTGAATGATTTCACTAAAAGCACCAATGTGTCTGTAGCCGCCGTTCCTTTTATACTAATGCTAGGAACACCACTAACAACAAATGCTGTGCATTCTAGATCAGCCACTTGTGCTACTGTTGCAACTACCCCACTTAATTCAGCTTCGTTACCCGTACCACCAGTTGGTTGTAGATAGGCAATGTGTCCTGCAGCATTAGGGGTAAACGTAGCTACAAAATTAACGTCTGGTGTACCAATAGGGGCTACACAAGCAGTTAACGGAAGAGCAACATACGAGGTTGTTAGAGATGATGAACCGGTTGTTAATGGAGCATCATAGATAAACTCTCTATAACTATATTGACCCTTTGTATAAGTCAATAAGAAATGCGAGGAACCATCAGTTACTTTGATATCTACCATTCTCCAAGTGTTATATCCATATGGCATTAGTGGCCCTGTAGTAGCAGTAGGTGCAGCAGCTGAAATTACAGCAGATGGTAACGCATGCGTATAACCACTGGAGTCGGCAATTACATATACATAATAAAACGTACTTGCTGCCAAAGAGCCAGTATCTAAACCTGCAGCACCGTTTACTGCAGCATTAATTGTTATAGCAGTTGCTACAGTCATATCAATGTCGTTTGTAGAGTCTGAACAAGCTCCTACGGCTAAGGTTAAAGTGGTGTTGCTAGCCCAGGCAGCAGTAAGACCTGTTATATAACCAACGGGATTTCTTGATCCTGGAATTGGTGTATTAATTCCTGTAAAAAAAGTCATATTTATTACCTCAATTTAAATTGTTAATATCATTTAAAGATTTGTTAGCTTTACGAACAGCTTCTCTTTTTATAGCCGCCTGCCTATATCTTTCTATAGATTCAGCGCTACGTATGCTGCCTTTACCGCGAGTGTTTCCAGTCATCATTTTGCTTCTCGCAGCTTTAGCATCATCACTATGTCGATTGCCTAAAGCATTCTTATTACCAGTTGATTTAGCTCTGAGCACTTCTCTTGTCTCAGAACTAACCGGCCTACCAATAAGCGATGCTCCAATCTTCGCTTTGTGCTCATCACTAAGCGTCTTGCCTATATGACTGGCACTAAGCTTGGCTTTGTGTTCATCGCTAAGAACTCGGCCTAAATTATATGTATTACCTTTGTGTAATTCACTAATTCTAACCCTGTTCTCGTCGCTAACCACATAACCTTTGCTAAAGTGATCCCTGCCTTTAGCGATCTTATCCCGCTGATTGTCAGCATGGGTACCAAGCCACAAATGCTTTGGATTACAGCACTCGGGATTGTCGCAAGAATGGCAAACCAACATTCCCGAAGGAATATCACCAATATAAAGCTCGTATGCTATCCTGTGCGCTTTATATCTTTTGCCATCTATGCGAACTAGACCGTATCCTTTTTCATTCTTATTTCCGGTCCAGACCCAGCAACCACCATGAGAAAGCTTGTTTATTTTGCTTTCAAATCTTAATTTAGTTTCTTTTTTTATCATAAAGTACACCGTATCAGGGTGTACTTTTAAAGTCAATCAAAAATTACACTACGCAGATGCAACGTTACCAGCTAAGGGCAAACAGATGCGTTGCGAATACCTAGACACAAGCAACCCGCCCCAGATAACATCATTCACCAACCATTTTTGGTTTTGCCCAAATACTGCACCATAATACATACGTAGAGAAACTTTAGTTTCATCATCAGTATCTACTGAGGTATCGTATGGTCGTTCATCATCTAATCTCGGAATTGCGACGTAAAATGCTTTGCCACAGACCCTAAGTCCACAACGATGCGAAGGTAAGAATTTAACTGTCATGCCCGCCAATATAGGACCACTAATATTCTGCAGAGCATTACCAGCAACAGAGCAAAGGCCTTGACCTTCTGTGTGTGAGTTAGTAATAATTTGGACTGTCAAACTATCGCTGCTTGAGTCAGCATCAGCAATAGCGCGGAACTGGACTAATTGATTTGTTACCATATGCCCATAAAAAGTTAGCGCATATATGTTAGAAGTTGATTCGAAATATCCTAAATCTCCGGCTTTAATTGCTCCAATATGACTACCAGCACCAGTAAATGTAATAGAAGTAACATTGTTCCCGGTTGGGTCATTAGTGCTAGCTACTGTTAACTCAATAGCATTTGCACCGATATAACCAGCTGTTTGCGTTGGCAAATAATTAGAACGATAATATTTAGTACGTGGGCTACCAAATTCACCTACCAACCAGCTTTGTGCAATCTCGTCGTTACGAATTGGAACGAATTGACCTAAACCACTACCAATAATTGGGCTGTAGTAGTTTGTTGGTAATACGACGCAATGATCATCAGCAGGAGCACCCATAGAAAGAAAATCGCTCATTGATTGATCTAGCGCTTGATAGGTTAATAAACCAGTAGCTGTGCAATCAACGAATCTGGTTGGTCCAGATAGGTATTGTGGTTGACCATAAGTAGCAGAATCAGAGCGCATATCGACAGCAGAGCTGTTAACGTGAGCAGCAATTGCTTGCTCTACTTTAGAACCTAATTCTGAAACCATTCCTTTACCTGTCATCTTCCAAAAACCGTCTTTATCCATGTTAAAAATGCGCTGTTGATTAGTTACAGCAACTGCAACGTTTGCAGCGCCAATAACTGACAAGTGCGCAATGTTCTGACGGATTGGTTGGGCTGATACTACTAAACCAGCGTTGGCAACAGAAGCCATTGGCAATGCAACACCAATAGTGTCGCCTAAGTTTGCTGGTATTTTTTTATCGAAGTCTGTGTATTCATGATTACAAATATCTGATACAAAGCAGTTCTGGTTTAAAAAACCAGGTAATTGTGCATCAGCGTTATAAGTTTCTACCTGTTGTAAATAATTAATTGTTGGAGAAGCCATAGAACCCTCAAATTTATTTAGTTTTAAATTTTCGGGTAATGGTTTTCGTTATTTAGAATTTATATAACGAGCTTTTACGTTTCTCAGAAACAGAAGAAGCACCACCACCCAAACCATAAGATGACGGTTTCAATTGACTTAGAGGCTCGGGAGCTTTCTCCTTTGCCAACGCTTCTTTATTTCGCTTGATCGATTGCGATATCTCTTGCAGCGCCTTAAATCCATTCATCGGATTTAAATGCGTTACAGCCAACAAATTAGCAACTTTTATAGGATTAGAATCAAACTCATCTATAACATCGCCTAGATTATCTATTCCATTAAGCATCGTTACGAGCGGGTGATTGGTTGGAATCTGTCCCAGCCCTGAAGATTCTATTTTGTCAGCTTTACCAGCCGCCTGAATCTTCGTTAAAAACTCATTCGTTATGTTTTCCGATTGATAACGTTGCTGCTCTGCTTCCTGCCTTTGTCTAAAATTATTATAAAGCTGTTCTTCGGTTAAGCCGGCTATGCTAGATGCAACTGGTGCTGCCTGTTCTGGTTGCGTCTGTTGCTGAGGTTGCTGCGCTTTATATTGCGCCTCATACTCAGCACGTAATTTAGCTGCTGTACGATTACGCACATCAGCAGAAATTATTTTCATTTGTTCTTCGCTGAAAGTCTTTGCCTGTTTTACAGGTTCAGACGATACAGCAGGTGTTGTCTCTGCAACTGTCTGCGGTTGAGATGCTTCAGTTACTGGAGCAGTCTCTACTGCAGGCGAAATACTAGGTGAAACGTTTTGTTCTTCAGTCATTCGAAACCTTTTTGGCTGTTAACCCATGCCAACGTGGTATTTGTTTTGTTTCTTTAACCGCAAAAACTGCGTATAAATAAATAGTTAAGGTTATTTTAAGCTTCTCTTAAGGCGTGTCAATAGGGATTTTTAAATAAACCTTAAATATGCTTTTAAAAAAGAAAGAGAAAGGTTTTTGGCATCTCTTTAAAAGCTTTATTATCTTTAAAAGCTTTATTCTTATCTTTACCAAAAGCTGGTTTCCTTATCTAGCGTGGCTTTCGGGTGCGACACTATACGTTTTCCTGGCGACACTATACGTTTTCCTGGCGACACTATACGTTTGACAATATAAATGTATTTGGCAGATGCGTCTGCTAAATTAGCAACAAATAGTTGCATTATCAACGCACTTAAGCTACACTTGTTACACAATAACTAATTATGTAGGCAACATGAGCAGCATAGCAATAAGAATAGATAAAGATTTTTACAATGAAACAAAACCAGTGGCAGAATCCCAATTTCGCTCTATTCCTAATCAGATTTTATACTGGGCAAAGATCGGAAGAACAGCAATTGACAATCCAGACTTGCCTGGTGATTTTATAGAAGGCATTTTTGAAGCATTAGCAGAAACTCCAATTCCTTTTGAATTCGATCAAAAACATGAAAAACATAACAATCACTCAAGAACCAGCCTTTAATAAATCATATAGACGGCTGCATGATAATCAAAAAGAAATAGTTGATATAGCCATCAATGATGTTATTAATAATCCAAAAATAGGGCAAATAAAAAAAGGTAACTTAGCTGGAATTTATGTATACAAATTCCAAATGCACCATTTGAAAATGCTACTAGCTTACAAATGGTTTCCAAAAGAAAGGTTGCTACTGTTTCTTGGTACACACGAAAATTTTTATCGAGACTTAAAAAACAGGATATAAACAAAGGATAAAACATGAACATCATATACAAAACATTAGACGCAACTCTAATAGATAGATTGGTAGAAGAGGCGGGCTTTAAACTAGATCAAGCACAAGCGTTGGTTGGTTGTTTTTCCGCTTCACTTGTGTTGGGCAATAATTTAGATTTGTTTTTTGATAAATTAAAAACAATAAAAGCCAACAGGCAAGAACCAGAGTATATACCAGCAGAAAAACATGAGGAAATATACAAGGAATTAATGGAGTTTTCAGACGACGAAGGATTGGAAGGCGGCTTTTCTAAGGACCAATGTAAAGATTTGGCTAGTATGTTTTCATCGGTATATAAAGAAATCCACAAAACCAAAGAACAAATATTACTTATAAAGAGATTGATAGGCATTACCGCATTAAATAAAACAAACAAGAGAGATTAAAAATGACCCCTATATTACACGAGACAATTGCAAAAGTAGAAGAACACATAAACTGCTTGTTTCATTCTTTAAAAAGCGTGCAATATCATCTTGGAGAATTAAGTAATGAGGCGTTAAAAGTACGACAGCGAATTGAATTTGAAGAAAAGGAACGACAAAAAATTATAAGAGATAAGATCAACAAGAAAATCAAAGCAACAAAAAAAATAAAGAATAAAAAATGAAACAACTTAACACTCAAGAAGCAAAACTAATCACCGGAGGTGTCTATGGTACCTGCGTATGTAAGAACCATGCTCCACCTCCAGTTACGATCAACGGCATTAAAACACCAGTATACCTTGGCCACGAAGTGTTCACATTTCATTATGAAGAAAATGAGGCTGAATGCAGAAACGAGTGTTGCATAAGAATGCACGCTACCGCTTATCAGTGGAAAGATGAAATTGATCAGCAATGCTAATTATTTTTTCTTGTGACGCATCTTAGCAAAAGTCTCAGCCAACACAGCTCTTTTGCGTTCTACAGGGTTTTTGCTGTGTGCTGCTGCTTTCAGTTTCTTCTCTGGAATTTTCTTTCCTGCTGGGACACCCAATTCTTTGTGTAACGCGCCTTTTTTTATGTGTGCTGCCTGTATCCACTTCTTAACCATTTTATATTCTCCGATTGTGTTTATTGATCTATTCTCCTGAAAAATGAGGATTTCCAGTAACTCTATGATGTAGTTCACGCTCTTTTAGGTAATGCTGCTTGTGATCCATATGATGCCGGTGCATTTGATCTATCGACTTCGTAGCATGTTCTACAACTTTGCTTGCCTTTTCTGCTTCAATTTTCTCTTGCTCGAGCGAAACATATTGCTCCTCTGTCTGCATTTTTCCTGCTAATTCCATTTCTTTGAGTTTCAATTCTTGTTCGCGTAGATTTATTTCTGCAGAATCAATCTGTGCTTGTGTATTATATCTCTGCGCGTTTATTTGATTTTCCATCTCTTTGTTTTTTTCACGTAAAGCCAACGGATTAGGCTGTCCAGCCATAGTTTGTTGCTGTTGCATGGCCATTTGCTTTTGCTGTTCAAGTTCTTGCATAAACTGATCTGCCATTAGTTTTAATAAGTCAGCGCCTTTAATATCTATATTGTCTACGAGTATCTTTAATCCTTTGGTATTCATAAACTGCGCAAATATAGGCATAGCTTGCGATAATTGTATTAACTGCATCATTGCTTGTGATTTCTGTGCAGCAAATCCCGCTCCAGCTTCTACCTTAATGTTTAATTCTGTAGGTTCATATTCGAGCGACGGCTGTCCCTCTCCATTAACACCATGATATTGCGTTTCACCTTCTTTATTGATTGTTGGTAATGACATTTCTCCTTTATAAACTTTTGGTATTAAGTGCAATATAATTTTAGCAACTTGGTTTAGCGAAAGAATATATTTATTTATAAATGGTTTGGCTGTATAACTCGAGTGTATAGCTCCCTGTAGCAACGCTACTCCAGATATTTGATTGTTATTGATTCCTAAACTTGCATCGTACGAACCCAATATATTTTGGAAAATAGTAGGAATATATTGGAACAGAGCGAACATCTCAGGAGGAAAAGCGCTTCTCTGCATCTGTATCGGTTGCGGGATTGGTTTGCTAGGATCGTTATTGTATAATGCCCGATATACCAAAGTATCGTATTGCTGGGGTTTTGTTATATGTTCTTCGTAGTTAGGGGATATAGACTCTTCGGCTATCAAAAGCTTATGTTTATTGAGTGATTGGCACTCATCGGCCAATGCTATACCTAGGTTATTATAAAGCTTCTGCGCACCCAAACAGTTAATCAAGTAGGGTCTAGTCATTTGACGCGTTCTAGAGCCTCCTTCATTCAATACAGCGCTATTACCATCAAAAAATACGTGCTGCAATAAATCAGTATTTTTAACTTCTTCTTGCTCTAAAATCGTATCTCCAATAAGTTGATAACGTATTATCTTTTCTACTTCCATTTCTCTTTCTTGTACGACTACGGGCGGTACTTCTAATGAGACTAACTGTAGTTCTTCTATGAGTTTGTTGTAGTCTTTCTTGTCGATAGTCTCGCCCGTAGAAAGCTGTACGATCTTCAATTTTTCTCGTTGTTTTTCGTAATAATCTGCAACCACTACTATTTCTTGATCTTCTGCTTTATAGAACCAGCTAAATTTTTCTTGCGCATGGCTAAAATTAAGTTCGTCAATTTTAATACCAAATACCTCTTCAAAACGTTCTTTTGGATATGGAAATAGTTCAAAGCTATAATCGCTATCACTCTTGCTCGGGTTTCTAGCAAGCACATCAAAGCCTGTAAGCGTAGAATCATAACACTTTTCAAATACAATCTTTTGGTTAAAAGTTTTACCTTCATCATATTTTGGATAGACCTTGGCGACACTATATCCGCCACTTATAACTTCATCAAAAATTGCGGTCTGTACACCGCTCCTCTTTTGTTCGTTAAAGATAAACCTTACATGTCCTTCTACAAGTTCTCGCACTTGTTCAAGTTCTGGTGTGACGTTAACGCCGTCTTGAATTGATACGCTTATGGCTGGTTCGTTCTCAGCAAACTCGCCGCGTAGGCGGCTGAGAAATGCTTCAGATATATTAAATTCCAACACCGGCATGTTAAGCGCATTTAAAGAGTTTTGATTCTTGGTGGACAACGTAGACTTAAATATAAATTCTCGGTGTATATTGGCTCTAAGCATATTAGGCCAGAAATTCTGCATGCTTCTTGTTATATTCTTATTAATCCTGATCAAATCTTTTTCATCTTTTTTAGATGTATGATCCATATGTTACCTGTAGATTTAAGGTTGTGTTAAGGTTGAATATTATTCTCCTCCTGTTTTTGGGGTATTGCAATTGATGTTTTTAGGGCAGCATGCTAGGGTTGAGTTATGACACACTCATCGATTAAGGGGAAATATGATGCATATATTTGACGGCTTAAGATATTACAAACTCTTAACAACAGCTGGATTTACTGAACAACAAGCAGAGGTAATCGTTGAATTATATAAAGACGTCTGGTTATATACGCTAAACAGACTAGAAGATATAAAAGAAAGCCATAATTAATTAAAGAGCTCTGTGAAATCTCTATCACAAAAAGAAATAACCATTGTCACAGGCGGATACACCTCCTGCGTGATAGAATGGGTTTCGTATTATGTTGTTTATGAAAAGTGCAAACAAATGTTTCCAGCCGCTTCCGGCGGTGGAATATCTTTAGGCGGATTAACATGTTTTCTTACAGCCAAAACAACTGGATATTTTATAAAAGAAAAGTATAAAGAGTTTACACAAAATACAACGAAGCCTAATAATTAATCCCACCTTTCTGCGCGTTGTGTGTTTTGCAGCAATTGATTGCGCATAATACTCTTAGATTGTTCTTGGCTTACTTTAGTATTAGCAATAAAATGCAAAGCCGTCTTGTCTTGATACACCATACGCACCGCGTCAAAGCAACTATCACATATATCCGATCGCCTTTGCGTACCTGCTGCATTTATCTTGGTCATATGATCTATACACATTCGCACATGCTGCGCTCCATAAGGAAAGGTAATTAATTTTTGAGTAATGTATTGCTGCATAGATAAATGCCTATCCGTCTTTGACCCTGATTTTGATGTGCGATCTACTGATATAATGTTTAACCCTTGTATTGTACTCAACACACTTACTAACGTTACACCAGTGCTCTTTTTTTCTATAGCAGCAAAAGACGGTAGTTTAAACTTACAGGCAGCAGCATAAAACTGCATGAACTCAGCTTGTAAATCTTTTGGTTCTACAAATATCTCCACGCAGTTTAACCAGTGCAAAGCATATCTACCAGTTGGCTTATCAAAATGAATGATCTCGTAAACTCCCCACAAGCTAAATACTGTAGCGTCGTTTATCTGCTTTATCGTCTCAGCAGTATCGACAGTTAGAAACGTCATCAATAGATTGGGTTCGGTATCTAATATTGGGAAATTTTCGGCCTTGAACAAGCTAGAACCTTCTCCGCTTGGTGACTGTTGAAATTGCGCATTGAATACATAAGGTTGTTGTTCCTGCAGTCTTCTTAAGTCTTGTATTGTATGTAAAGCTGGACAAAGAGCATTACCAGAATCATCTATTGCCTTTAAAACTACACTCTCCCATTCTGGCTCTGCCAATAAATGAGCGGCTAGATCATACTCATGTAGTCGCTGACCAAGGAAAACCGTAGGAGTTTTAACTCCGCCATTTTTCCTACTGATAAGTGTATTATAATACCAATCCTGTATGCCCTCTCTAATAGTCTGACTAGTAGCCTCTGAAGGTTTCATTAGATCGTCAAGCACAATTGCTCCGCCAAAGCGCTCTACGCCGCGAAGTCCTGCTCCTGATCCTACAATTGTAGCGCCTGAACCTAAACCTAAAACCGTACCGCCAGCTGTCGTAGTGAAGTTATCTTTAGCTTGAGAATCACCGCGTAGCTCCACATGAAACATGTTTCGATAATATGGGGTTGTCATTATCTCCCTAATTTCAGCAGTTGCCTTAGTTGCTAGCTCTGCGCTAACACTAACATACAAGAAGTTGCTGTCAGGATATCTGGCCATACACCAAGCAACCCAGTTAATAAGTAAGGATGACTTGCCATAACGTGGTGGAACATTAATTAATAGATTGGTGCATTTACCTTCGAATACTCGGTCAAGAGCTCGACCGATAACTAGATAATGCGACTCACGGCTAATCGGCCAGGTTATTTTAAAATCTCTTCCCGTACGTAGCTTATAAAATGTCTGTGTAAACAAAAGCAGATCATCAAGCAAACTGGCTTTTACTTCGGCTGTTTCTCTGATGATTCTTTCATCAACTGTTGCGTTTTCATTTTCCATTCTTCTTGTGTCCTTTTCCAAAATATTTTCGGTATATACGGTGTTTGCGTGGGATAACCTATTCTTAAACGCTTTGCATTGTGTTCGCTAACTATGAGTTGTACTGAATCTTTGGCATCCCAACTTTCATAATGACACGCTGGACAATCAAACTTAAGCACGTTCTGATAATTAACAAAGCCCCTACCTTCACAAATAGAGCACGCTGGGAATGTTTGAAATGGCATGTTATTTCTTCGTTGCACGAGGTCTTCTTCGTATGATCTTTGGGCCCAATGGCTTTTCAGTCCGTGACGTTTTGTCATTAACTGGTGCAATATTTGCACTTGTTGGCTCTATTTCAGTAGGTGTCATTTTGTCACCATCTGGAATAACTTTAATAGATTCATCAGGCACAATAACTTCACTTGCCTTAGCCATCTCTTCAGCCGCTAACTTGTATAGGTCTGGTGGTGTTAATCGCACATCACTACAAACGGGGCATTTAATGCTTGTTCCGTTAGTAGTATTTACCATTCCTCTACCACTGCATAAAGAACACGTTCTATGTAATGTTTCCATCTTTCTTTGCGTCTGTCTTCCCAATGGATTGTTCAATCTGTCTAGCATTTCGTTTCTCCTCTAGTATTTGATTGGTTACTTCCTTAAGCCGTTTAATACTTGGATCATCATTTAAGTTTACTTGGATTGTTGTTGATGGAGCATAATGACCACACATCTTGTTGTGTTCTGCAATAGCAGATATAGCAGAATTAACAAATTGCTTATCAATAGAGTCTGGAGATTCTCCTAATATACGGTCTATTATATTAGTAAGTCGGTCGATCTTCCATTTAAAGCCTTTCTCTAGTTTCTCGTCTAGCATACTTCTCTTTGTCTTTAAATATTTAACAATCTTTGGCATCTTCAGCATTCTACCGCAACCATCAGCTTTCGGTGAATATCCTACTTCTAATGCTGCTTGTTTCTCATCGCCACTTATTAAATAAGCGTCGCAAAATGCACGTTGCTTAGAATTTAGCGGATCATAATCTTTTTTCGACAGGTATCTATTCTTACATTTGTGCATGGGTATTATCTAATCACGACAATATTCCACTTTGTCTTCAAAAAAATATCCTAACGAAGTGTAATCTCCACAACACAGAAAATAACAAGCATCTTCATTTACTACTACCATCGCTTCATCTTTGTTAGGAAAACACTTGCAGACAGAATCACCACCAGCAATCTTGCCAATCTCTACATTATTTAGTTGTAACATTATTATGTTCCTAATAATTAGCCCGACACGCAAGCATCGGGCTTTATACCAAAACACATTACTTTTTATGACTTTTACCCATAGCGTGTTCATGTGTTTTATGATGTGAAGAACCTACATGCTTATGCGCTTTATGATGAGCCGGCGTATTGTGATCCATGTGCTTTTGATGATGCTCTGGCACATGGTGATCATGTTTTTCTATTTTGTGTTCCATTGTAATGCTCCGATGTGTAATTGCTAATATTAGCGATATTAAATTTTACTCTAAATGCCTGAGCCTGCAAGTGTTTTTTGGGATATTAAATTTATTTTTAAATAAATCTGTTTTATTTAAATTATGTGCTATAGTCATTAGTGTAATGAAGAACAAACGACATTACAAACAACAACAACTTAATAATGAGGATTAAGAAATGAGCAACGAACAAACGCAGGTGTATAGAGAAGACTTACACGATCGAGCCATGGAAATAGAAGCCGACATTAAAGAAGGCAACTGCCAAATAGCTAAAACAAAAAGCGAAATACAAGAATTAAGAAGAAAGATACAGTTGGAAGAAACCAATATAATACTATTTCAAAACCAATTATTGAAAATTCAACAAGAACTATTTAATACAAATTAATAATGAGGGGAATATAAAATGATGATAATATATTTGTTGGCTTTAATAATTGGCGCAGCGGTAGGTTGCACGTTCCCAATATTTGGTGTGGTTTGTTTTTTATATTTACTTCTTTTTTTATATTCACTTCTTAACGATTAATTAATTGTATTTTTTCTGCTCAATCTAACTTTGCCCACATCAAGCATGACTAGAAAAAATCTATCCACAGAGTTACTCACAAATTCTGTGGACAACTTTGGGCGTATTTTAATTGTCGACTGTCGAGTCATTAGAAAGTCGACAATGGTTTGTACTTGCGCATGAGCACAAAAAAAGATTGTCGACTTTTGTTTTTTAATAAAGTTGACAATCAAAATGTGATATAATTTATTTTTCAATTATCGGAGAATAAAATCATGTTACAAAATTTAACTTGTTCAGAAGTTTCTGAAGTGAGCGGTGGAGGAATGTGTGTAAAAACAGCTTTGGCTACAGCCTCTTCTATATGTGTAGCAATCGGTACTTCTATGGGTGCGCTTGGTCAAGCATTACATGTCAATGCTCCCGCTACTGCAACCGGAGCAGATGCGCCACTCGTAAATTTAAGGGTTTGGGGCATTACATCGGCAGTAGTAGGGTTTTCGTTGAATGTAGCTTCTATGGTATTATCTTCAGTATCAGCTTCATCTGAGCCATGTACTGAATCAGATGGAGGAAAATAATTATTGTAAATTAGACTTTATAAGTTATAATTGATTTGTTAATTCAATTAACACTGTCCCACGTAGTTTAGGCAAATTACGCATTCTAACAAGCTTGGCTACGCGGGGCGTTTTTTTGTTTAATTATTCTGCTTGCTCTAGCAATATTCATACGTTCGCGCAATACTTGAAGCTGTTCTGGTGTAAGTTGTTTTTTTTCTTTTTTTATTTTTGCTTTAATTATAGCGCAAACATTGTCTAAGTTTTCCACATTAAAATTAGCTCCGAAGGAATCATCACAATCTTGAAAAACAGATATAATATAAGGCTTAATATGTGCAAGTAATAAATTTCTGCGATTCGTTGTCAAATTGATATTAGTCCATATTCCGAGTGTTTTATTTTTCAAATCATAAGGAGCTATAAAGCCCCATTTTCCTTTTATTACCGTTTCGTTTTCTTCAATTTTTGTTAAAACATATCTTCCTTCAAAAGTTTCCATATATTCATTGCACGATTTATCATCATCAGTTAAGATTGCATTTTTGTTGAAAGACTTGTCTTTTTTCATAAAACATTTTCCTCATTATTATAGAAAACGGAGCATGGCATTTCAAAATATCATTAGCAATGCCCACGCAATGTTTTTTTTCTTAATAAAAACTTAACTTTTTTGAAGATAAAATCTTTTGCCATATAGTTTTATACCCCCTGCTTAATTTTTTATAATATCATGTATTTTTATTAAGATTTTCCAGTTTACCAAAAATCAATGACTTAGCTCAATACTGATGAAAATGCGTTTTGCAAAACCATTGCGACTTGTCGCCACCAGGATGCGACATCGTTCCAGGATTATGACACCGATCACCGTATTCAACATGCGCGCAACGCTTTGTTTTTAGGCTTCCTTCCGATGTTTGGATGATTACCCAGTCGTCTGGTGATTCAATCGGCTGTATGGGTTTTACAGGCTTTTTATAGCCTATCTTGGGTTTTGATCGTCCCCAACTGCCTTCGTCTTCGTCGTGGTGATATTTGTATTCGCTCATGAGTTTTAGTGTTCTGGTGTTATCGTAATGATCTGTTTTTCAAGGTCTGGATGTTTTGTTTCAACATGTCTAAGCACGTGTTTTATAACTCCTTCCACTTCCACGGTTATAGTAAAATTAAGCGTACATGTTTCTGGTAAAAAATCCAAAGAAGATAGGCTTATGCTATCAGCTAATTGCTGAGTTTTTAATTCAACATTTTTTGAAAAAAGATCGTTCATATTGCCCTCGCTTGGTTAATTAATTTATCTTGCTTAAAATCTTCAAATCTTTTGTTCGCATTTTTCAAACTGACTTCGTCAATTTCTTTTTTTTGCAACTCCCACTTTTCTTTTTGTTTTGCTTTCTCTTCGGCAACGATTTCCTTGCCGGTCTTTCCAATTGGGGAAAACACTTCATTTTTAAATGTGTGTCCCAAAAAATAAAGCAATGGTGTTGAGGTGATGCTTTCAAGTTTTCCCGGTTGGTTTAAAGTTTCAGCACAATTTTTTATTGATTCGTTAACTTCCTCCTTGGTTAATTTTGTTTTGTCAATTATTTGAAATAAATTTATGGGATCGAATCCATATTTTTTTAAAGGCTCAATATCAACAAACTTTTTCCACTCTGCTATTTTATCAAGCCGAGATTTTTTTGCTTCTAGCTTTTGAGAATTTAAAAAAGAACTACCACTACTTTTTTTCGATTCCGTTTTTGGAACCTCGGCATCTCCCCCTGACAAGGGGGTAAGGGGGTTGTTGTTGTCTTTTTTATTAATGTTCTTTTTAATTAATCTATTTAGCTGTTCACAGGGAACACTCAGAGTGTTCCCTGTGACAGGGGTGGGTGTCTGTGTGACAGGGGTGTCTATTAGACAGGGGTGTCTATTAGACAGGGGTGTCTGTGTGACAGGGGTTCCCTCTAAGTCCACAATGGCATTGGACATTAACGCGTTAGTTTCTGTCCGTTCCATTAGATTAATTCCAATACCCTGTTCTATCTGACAGGGGTATCCTTTATTTAAAATTATATAATGATTAGACCGACCGGAGTTTTCTTTTATTTTTATTTTCTTTATAGAAATCAAATATTTAATCGCTCTTCTTATTGAGCTTTCACTTAAACAACAACATTCAGAAAGCTTATCATAAGTAGGAAAACATAATCCTGTTGTGTGATTTCTGAATTTACAAAGCCAATAGAAAACTATTTGGGCTTGAGCACATCTAATAGATTTCATCTCATCAGTATTTGATATAATAAAATTTCCAGGTGTATTGTTCATCTTGAGTCCTTATACATCTCGAACAATTTGCCATGTCAACCAACTAGGTGAAAGTTACCGCAACTGTATGGCTTGGTGCCTGGACGAATCGGTAGCTAGTCGATCGACATGGCAAATTGTTCGCAATGTAAAACAGTTAATGTTTTGAGCTTTCACGCTCACGAATGAATTCACTTCCTTTTATACAGCAACAGGCGTAAAAAGCAAGCAAAAATTCGCTCATGTGCTCCCTTAAAAACCCGCATTCTACGCCTGCTGTCAACAAATAATAGCCAACCTTAAGGAAATATTAAATTTTACAAATTATAGGATAAGATTATAATGCGCAGTTCTGTGATTTTCTTGTTTTATTCATTTCTTTTCTTGCTTTCCAATTAGCATAAAAAGCCGCTGCAAAAGCACGATCTTTTATTATCGTAATATTTTCTGCATTTCTATGAGCTGCGTTTTTACTATAATTATAACTGCCTCCAACAACTATTTTGCGATCAACAATTATAATTTTATTGTGCGCTATTGAGATAGAGTTAGCAGAATCAATACTGCAATCAATTTTATAAAACAATAAAAACCGCATAATTTCCTTATCTTTTTGGCTCCTATCTAAAAGAACGCTCACTTGCACTCCTCGTCTTTTTGCTTGTAATAAAGCATGTGCAATATCCCAATCAGTAAAACTATAAGCTTGAACAAGAACCTGGTGTTTAGCGTTATTAATTACTTGGACAATCTGTTTTGCACAATCATCTTCTCCAGGAGTGAAAATCAGTTGATATTCTGCATCAGACGAAAATTTAGCGGCACTAGCGAAGGAAGAGCAGAAAAAGAATAGAACAAACAATAATAGATTTATTTTTCTTAACATGTTATTATAACTCCGCAGTAACAATTTTTGTTTCTTGCATATTATGTCTCCTTAGTTTTTTATATGTGCTTGTTTGAAGGGCGTGACCTCATCACGCCCTTTTTTATTCCTGCCACCAATCACTAAATAGCTCTAATAATGTATAGATTATACAAAAAGCAACGCCAACTATAAGTAAGCAATGAAGCCAAACAGAAGTGTTTGCGTAGTACTGAATTAACAAATTAATTCCTAACGAAATCATCCCGCCGGTAATAATTAAAAACCAAAATTTCTTATTGTTAAACATATTTTATCCCAGCAGCTGCTTTATAGAGGTATTTAAATCCTCTAGTTTTCTAGCATATTCTTTGCCGTTTTCTTTATCTGCATCTGACATATTGGGCATATTTTTGGTTGCTTCTCTCACCTCATGCAAAACTAAAGAGGCAGAATAACCTGCTATGATTAAGGTAGAAAAAAGAACAATTCCCATGGGCGGGTTTTCTTTTTGAATAAAAGCTGATAATTTTTCTGTGAACTCTTCTACTAATTTTTTTGCTTCATCATTGGTCATCATATTACACATTCTCCGTTTATAAGATTTTGATGAGTGCGTTCGCCATTTCTAATTGCTCTTCAAGAGTTTTTATTGTAGCAAGAGCGGATGAAATTAAGCAACCCATTAGTTCCGGCTTTCTCTCTGGGTCGCATTTATTAAAATGGTCTATTAAATTTGCAAACGATTCTGTAAGTTTCATATTTTCGTTTTTCATTTATCTCTACCTAGAACATTTAAAAGATATTGTGCTTCATCTTCAGATTCGTCTTTCATTTTTTCCCCTGTAGTTTTTTTATTTCGATGATTAATTTATTTAAAACATAACAAAGATCATATAACGGCAGCCCTTTGGCTTCTTCAATATATTTCACAGCATCTTTCTTAGGCATTCCATTGTATATAACGATATTTACTGCCATATCATATAAATCTTTTTTCGTGGTTTGATTACAATAATCTTTAAATAAGTTCATATTATTTTCCTCTTCCTATTGTTGAATTTAAATAATTATGTTCGTCTGCTGCTTCGCTTTCAAGTTCTTCGTCTTCATCAGGAAATAGTTTTTCAAAGGCCTTTGGGTAATTGTTCATTATAAAAGGTTTGTTCTGATGAATCCACTTAAGCGGTATATCGTCTTCTCGGTTTGTGTCCAAGAAGAACTTATAAAGCTTATTAGATGTTGGAGTATATAGTGTCATTTGTTCTTTCCTCATGTTGTTATATTATGATTATAGCACATAATTATTAAAGAACGCAAATTGTTTTTAAAAAGGCAAATCCATGTCTATATCCTTATTTATCCCATCTTCTTCTAATGGTAATCTTGTCTGTACTGGAGCAACCGGAGCCTCAACCGTAACCTCAGCAAGCGGTTGTGTATCCGTAGGCGGCAAGAATTTTGCTATTCGGCTTTTGTCTCCATACTGCTCTGACTTCTCAGTATGGATAATTGCATAACCTACGCCATCTAATAAATCATCGGCTTTTATTTCTGTTCCTATAAGATATGGTTTGCCAATAGAAGTAACTAAATCATTTAGCCGTTCTGTAATAAACGCCCAGGGCTTCCCGGTTTTTGGATCAATAGACTTCGAGAAGTACTCAAATATTTTAGTCTCTTCGCCTCCTGAGTTTATTTTACATATAATTCTAATAGATTCTTTTCCCGATGTTTTTCCAATATAAGCAGCATCACAGTTGCAAATCTGGAAAGTATATTTCCCAGGCTTAAGTATTGCGTTCATTAATAGTCCTCGTAAAATTTAGTAGCACAAAACAATTTAATTAAAGGCAAAGAAATCTTTCTTGAATATCTTTTATAGAAATCCTCATCGCCAAACTCACCAAGTTGCTTTGTTGATAGAAACAGTTTTTTAGAAAGCTGCTGTTTATTGTATGGTTCAGCCTTATAGTCGATTATATCTTTTTCTATTCTTTCGCATAGCAAAAGCTTGTCGATCATTTTTTGCGCTGTTATAAAACTTAGTGATTCTTCGTGATCCATTGTTATACTCATTGTGGAATATCGTCTTCCGAGATTAAGTTTTGTTTTCTTATAGAACATGCTTTTATTAGCTTCTGCTTTTGCTCTTCCGTCATCGAAAATTCTATTAACTCTTTATACTTCAGATTCAAAGCGTCAACATCTTTACACGCATTAATTTGTTGGACGAAGTCTAGGCGAAGTTTAGGTGCAGAAACGGCTTCCATTGGTTTTATATCTTCTTCATCATAGTAGGAGTCAATAGCCTTTACAACCTCGACCAAATCGTTATCAATCTCAATTGTTTGGAACATGCCCATCGGGCTTTTAGCTATGCTTGTTCCATCATTCTGCGTCAGAAACGTATATTTACCGTTTGCAACCTTAGAATGCAAAACGACTGTACACATACCTTCGAGTGATATTTTTTCGTCTACCAATTTACCTACGGTTTTACATTTGATTTTACCATTAACATCAGTTTCGGCATGGGCTAACAATACCACTTTTAAATCTCCTCTACATCCGTTTGCTGCATTGACAATGTCCCAAATGCTTTTACCAATCTTTGTAAACTTTTCGTAACCCTTGTTTTCAATCGTACTCATATAAGCGTTCGTCATGATTGCTTGAAAATCATCGACCACAATTAGTTTTATGTTTTTGTTTTTTTCCGCTTCCTGGATTTTCTGTACAATGATCCTGGAATTATCGGTAAAGATTGCATTAGTGCCAAATTTCTTTGCTCCGCCACGAAATGGCAACGGCTTATTTAAAGCATTAATTAGAACAGTTTCTTTGCCATTTAAATTACGCAAAGAAGTGCTTTTGCCCGAACCACTCTCACCAACTATTAAGATACTTGACATGTTTTTTCCCCCGTCAATTTGTTATAATTGTTAAACAAAAGTATACCACCACAAATAGAGCTAAACATAAAACAACAGTTTCGCTCTTATAATAAAAAAACTTTAGATTCTTTATCATTGAATCTCCGCTGATTCGCCAAAACAATCATTCGACCATTCCAGTTTTTTTTCTTCATTTCTCCAAAATGCCTCAGCCATAAGTTGTGGAAATAAGGCTTTAAAAATAGTAATATTGTACATATTTATCTTTACTGCAGTAACTTCATTTGTGTTATTCATTTTAGTGCCCCTCATTGGCATTTCATTTGATTACACAATTACTATAGCACATCAAAACTGACTTTGCAAATATTATTATTGCGAGGGTAAAGAATCTATGCTATAGTAAATAAAAATAACAATCAAATCCACATATGAGAAACACACTAAAAACGAAAATTACAACGCTGCGCCTAACAATGAACCTGTCGCAAACGGCGTTTGCAAAACTGCTCGGCCTAAGTCAATCGCAGATATGCCTTTGGGAATTGGGACAGCAGGCGCCCACAAATAAAGTATTAAGAAAACTTGTAGACTTAGCCAAAGAACATTCTATAGAGATTACTATAGATGATATTCTCAGCACCAAAAGAAGACAGGGAAAAAACAAAAGAAAGACAATTAAAAAGCGCATCCAAAAACAAAATGAGGAAACCAAAAATGAGCTGCCCAGCGATACCATTTGATACATTATACTTCGCCAACAGTTTAAAAGAGGTTGGCGTACCTTCTGCACAAGCAGAGAGACAAGCTCAGCTTATGGCAGAAACTATTACTAATCAACTAGCCACAAAAAGAGATTTAGAAGAGCTAGCGAATAAATTAGTAATTAAACTTGGCAGCATAGTTGCCGTTTTGCTGACAATTGGATTGTCAATATTGGGATATATATTAAAACACTAATTAGGAAATAAAATGATACACACGATAACGTTTGATACGTTACAATGTACAGAAGAATTATTAAGCGGTGGTTTTAGTAAAGATCAGGCGAAAACACAAACGCGCTTAATGAAAAACCAAACAGATGAATTCAATCGTTTAATAGAAAGCGATTTGGCGACCAAACACGATATAAAGATAATTGAAGAGCGCATTGTAAACTCAGAAAAAAACACCAATAAATGGGGCTGGATGATTATGCTGGCTATTGCATTGCTTGGGATCTTAAGTTGCTTTGGGGTTGTTTGAGTTTTCTATATTGGTTGCGTTTAAGTTGCGTTGACTGTTGCATTGCAAAACCCTTTCTAGAAAGGATTTTAGGGAAACGGTTGCATTAAGGTTGCGCGTGGTGTTGCATATTTTGGCCATAGAGTTGCGCAGTTGCATAGTATAGCTAATGCAACTACGCAACTTTATAACGGTACATCATTAAATACAAAAGGAAATAAAAAATGACAGCAACAACATATGACATATTTCAGTACACGCAAAACTTAAAAAAAGCAGGTGAAAAAGAAGAAATAATAGATGTTCACGCGAGTTTTGCTAATATTCAGCGTGATTATATTGACAATAGCGTGGCCACGAAAAGCGACGTTACATTAATACGCAAAGATATAGAGCTTTTAAAAGAAGGCATAGTAAATTTAAAATGGATAGTTGGCATTGGATTTACAATTATCGCCGTTTCAATTTCTATTCTTGCTTTAACAATAGCATTGCATCGATAAAATGATACCACTAAGCTATATAGAAGTTAAAACCGTATCCGCCGCTAGATGCCATTGCCTACGCGAGGCAAATGGTCAGAGCGTAGGACTAATATTACTAAATCAATTCGAATGTAGGGATATATGTTGCAATGTTTTAATGCTTGATTATTGGAAATGGAACCAACAAGAAGCAATGAGATGTCCTAAAAAATCATCTAATACTTTTATAACAGAATAACAAAATCAGGAAAAGGAGGAAGGGAAAATGTTAA